GTCGTGGTCATACCGAACGTTGAACTTCTTAAGAGTATCTTCCCTAAGGTTTCTACTCTTGAGTGGGATGAAGTCCCCAGTAAAGTCCATCAGTTTATTTTGTTTGTGGTGATTGGTGGTAGTGGATCCTTCCCCATGTTCGTAGTGTTGGCAAGAAAAGCAATGCGCGTGTCCGTCAGTATAACGAGCAAGCGCATCACTACTACCACAACTAGGACATGGTTCGTGCCTAAGAAACTCGCTCTCGGAGAGCATTTCGGATTGCATCAGCAGCGTTAGTCATAGAAGCGTGGTACGCCATCCAATCTTCAAGTTCATCGAAGATCATCTTGGCTACATCCTCAGCGGTAATAGTACCGTCGTGGACATAATCAGTACATTCAACCAAGGTGTCAGCAAAATACTGACCAAGGCCCGTAATGATTTCAGCTTTTGTTTTCATCGAACCAATCAAGTGGAATTGCGTGGCTGGGTGCCCACAAGAAACCATTTCTGTCTGCCCACTTAGCGTAGGTAGTCTTACTGGTCTTTGTGAGCGTGTTGTAAGGGGCCTGAAAGACAAGGCGTATGTCAAGGTGAGGGTGCTGCTTTTTAACAGCTAACATCTTGCGACGATCCTCTGGCTTGAAATACCCCTTGGCTTCCAATATAACTCCATTGGGAAAAATGAAGTCCGGCGTATAAACAGCCGACAAGGTGTAACTTAACCCAAGGGTTTCATACTCAAACTGGTGCCCATTCAGTTCGAACCACCGTGCCAGCTTCTCTTCGAGGCGGCTACGGTAAGCAGGCATTAGAAGGGAACGTCGTCCACATCATAGTCTGCTGGGCCGTCGCCTGGATCTACAGACGGTTCAAAGCTGGGGCTACCAGTCTTAAAGCCTTCTGTTTTACCAAACAAAGCTGCCACCTCAGTTTCATCCATGCCGCCGCTATCAGAACCGCCACTGCTGACCATCTTGATGATCTGAGCGCCACGTACCTTGAGCGAACAACCAACCTTTGCTCCAAAGACATAGGGCCTCAGGTCAATGATCAGCTTAACAACAGTACCCTTCCATACTTGGGCAGTAAGGTCAACAGGCACACCATCGGTGTCTACCCAGGGGAACATAGGGCTGTTGCTATCTCCACCGTAGGAGACCTTGACGAGGCCACTCTCGTCCCACTTGGGAAGTTCAGCGGAGAACCGCTTGCCACCCATCTTGTTCTTACCCCATTCCAGGGCTTGTTCATAGACAGCATCAAACTTAGGCAGCTCCTCTTCAGGAATGCGGAAGCCAATGGTGCAGTTATTGAATTTACCGGCAGGAATAAGGGCGTTGATGTACCCTTCCAGGGTGGTGGTGATTACAAAGCGTCCGTCAGACATTGGTGGTAAGTAGTTCGTGGTTAGCGTAAAGGGAAAGATGATCCATTAGGTTATCATCCAGTAGAAGATCAAGTTTGGTTGCTAAGTATTGAACATACTCAGGTATCCAAGCAAGACCATATTCAACGTTGATTTGTTTTGCCAGCTCCAACGCATAAGCATCGTTAGGAATGACAAGATCCATCAACATTGTTTCGGTGGTTGCTTCAGGCAAGGATCTCCTCCACGGTGGAGTAAGCCTCATCGTAGGCTTCAAGGCATTCCATCGCATTACCACCACCTTCTGTTGCTTGAACAAGAAAGGCGCATTCGGCAAAGGTGCGACAAATGAATTCCTCAAAGCTTTCATCGGGCTCAGGTAGAGCCACATTTTGAGCTGCCCACTCCTCTTCGTAGTTTTCTACAACCGAGACGTGGATGCCGAGCTTTTCAGCAATTGTGATCGTGGAAAAAGACATTAGCAAAAGAAGTAAGCGGATTCCTGGACATCATTGATGTCAAGGGTATTCAACATGACACTCTCATCAAAGTCAACCCCCAGCTGGGTAGCCCACTCCTTGAGGACTGGTTGGGAATAGATCTCAACGAACTTGTCTCTAATTGCTGCGCCCATGTCGTCCATATCGCAGGAACGACCAAGCACACAGTCATGGATTACTGTAAAGGGGCGTTCCCAATTCGCGAATACCATATGTAGTAACGCGGCATCAAGACTGTGAATTAAATTAGGACTTGATGCGGTCTTTGCCTTTTTAAGGTCAATCTTTCGATCTTCCCATTCCTTTAACAGTGATGCAACACGACGTTGCCCCATCAGTTTTGTATTGATAAGAACAACGTTATTACAACGATACTCTTGTCTTACAGGAAATCCTGATGGAGTAATCCATTCGATAGCTGTAGCCCCACCTTTGATACATTCCCCAGCAACCTTTTGGATAAACTCCATTGAGCGACAGGGACCATCAAAGATTTGTCTGACACCATACTGATAGATAGCTTTAACTATCATTTGTAATTCACCTTTCTCAAGTTCAACACCCTTGAGTTCCTGACGGATGTAATCACGTGCGCTGTTAAGAGTAACTCCATAAGGCGTAGTCATCACAGTGCGCTTTGTAACTTTTCTCGTAATGTGTTGATGAAGATGCTCGGGAAGAATCTCCTTTGATTTCTCCGCAACAATACGATACCCGTCAGATGGCTTGTCAGTAGGAACTACATTGACCATCTCAGCAGCAGTTCTATCCAGTGCCAATGCTGACAAATGTTGAAGACCAGAGCAAGTGGCATCCACTGACACAGGAAGACCAGAAGTCTTCTTAGTCTTAGTAATGACACACTGATAGTACTCCAACACAGCAGCAATAAAACACCAAGGTTCTTCTACCTTTGACCACTCAGAGATTGTACCCTCAGGATCAGTAGCAAGATGACTCAAGAATTCATGGTTCTTATTGACCCATTCTATTCTTTCATTCATTGGTGCTTTGTCCAGTCCATAAGTAGTAGCAACCTGAAAGGCTAACCACCATTCATTGACTGGTCCTTCTTCCTCAAAGTAAACAAGACTCTTTTCAAAGTCTGTTCCTTGTGGACTAAAGCTAGTAGGAATTGGATAGACTCTTCCCCGAAAATCAAATGACCAGGGAATCCAGAAGGTTTCTTCTTTGTATTTGTTAGCCACATACAGGGTTTCAGTTGTCCTGTAATTCTTCTGTGCCAGAGCTGAGTTCCGATCTTCAATCTCGGTTCTCATTCTCCGATAGGAAAGCTTATCCTCTTCCGAGGCTGTTTCCCATGGCTCTGGCTTTGGCGGTGGAGGTGTTGGCTCCTCAGCTCGGAACTTACCCACCCTAAGGCGGCGTTCCATACAGAAGTTGGCTAGTTCAAGAACCCTACCGTTGAGGCGGTAAGGAACCTTCTGGAGACGGTTCAACATCGCAAGAGCGGTTGTTCCCCGTAAGAATATGCAACCTGTCGGAATCCTAGTCCTGATCAGCTTTGTCAGCTTTCGCAACTCATTGGTCAAATACCCCCCTTCATACCAGTCTGTCCAATCGTTGGGTTCGCATAGCATGGGCCACATGCACCCAGCAAGAGTCTCAGCCCGCTCTAGAAGCGCCTCCTTGGCCTCCAAAAAGGCTGGTTGGTGTACTACTGAGGTATGCCTCTCTTTGAGGCCCGTGGTGACCGTTTGGAGGGCCACCCATCCTGTTGCCGAGGAAAGACGATCCAACAACCATCCTCCAACCTTATGTTTGGTTGTGGTTGACCAGTGAAGTGCTTCGATCTCGTTACGTCTCATAACCGCTCGAAATCGTTGAACTTTATACAAATAGCCTTTGTGATCGTGAAGATGCTGCTTTGCTTGTTTAAATAATTCTGGATGCTTATCACAGAAATCATCTAACATAACCTGATGGTAGATTGCTCGGCCAATATGAGTAGTAAGAGCTTGATAGGTTACTGTAGTCAGTCTCCTAAGACCAAGCACATCAAGCACGCTTTTTGCTGTGATTAAAGCTAAAACACCTGGATCACATTTAGAAACGGCTTGCACTTCCTTAGCATACTCAGACGCATGGCCAGCACAAATCTTATTCAAGTTTCTAGCAATCTCTTCTGTTATAAGGTCTAACCCTTTGTTGATAAAAGCAGAACCATACACAGTAGAGCTAGCATAACACCTGTCTTCAGCAGTTCTAGTGCGTTCCCTGAGGCGTTTAATCGCTTCACTTCGCGCATCAAATTCTCGCTGTAATTGTCGGGCGAGTTGCTCTGTTGTTGCCATTGATCAGTCAGTCTCCTGGGTGGGTGAATCCTTGACGATGTGTCTAGCATTACGGATGATCATAATCCTAGATAC